AGGTGGAGGCGGTACCGGAGGAATATATACTGGTGGAGGCACTGCTGGTGGAGTTAATACTGGTGGAGGCAGTGGCGGTGGAGCTGGTGGAACTGGTGGTTCTGGATTTATTGTTTTAAAAATACCTGATGGAAATTATTCAGGCGTCTTAACGGGTTCCCCAACTGTAGATACATCAACTTCTCCTGGTTATACCATTGTGAAATATACAGGAACTGGATCCTATACTGGGTAAATTAAAATGGCTCATTTTGCAGAATTAAATGGTGAAAATAAAGTAATAAGAACAATAGCGGTTCACAATAATGAACTAGACAACAATGGTGTTGAAAGTGAAGCCAAAGGAATTCTATTTTTAAAAAATTTATTTGGTCAAAACACTACGTGGAAACAAACTTCCTACAATACAGCCGAGGGAGTTCATAGACTAGGTGGAACTCCTTTTAGAAAAAATTTTGCTTCTCGGGACATGCCTTATGATTCAGGTCGTGATGCATTTCTCACTATTCAACCTTTCCCATCTTGGACTTTTAATGAAACATCCTGTAGCTGGGATCCCCCTATTCCAAAGCCAAAATCTTCAACGAGACATCGATGGGATGAAGAAACCCAGGCTTGGGTTGATGACGGATAATTTTTTTCGACCAATTTTTACTACTCTCCCATATTTTATAGGATATAGAGAAACTTTACTTGAGCTGTGTATTCCTTTATAAGGCACACAGGATGAGAAAGATATCTGATAAACAGAGACCGGGTCATATGAAAGAAGCAGTCATGACTAGTGTATTTCCTACTCCTGTGTATTGGAGCAAATTAGAAAGACCCTTTTCTACTAAAGAACAAAAATATTTCAGAGACCATCGTGCTGGTAGTCATTTAGTTGATAATATAGGTAATTCCTCTTCAAAAGATAATTACGTTTTAAATCATCGTGTTTTTGCTTCTTTAAAAAAAGAACTTTTCAGCTGTGTCCAAGATTATTTTAATAAAGTCTTATGTGCTAAGGACGTTAAGCCCTTTATTACGCAGTCGTGGTTAAACTATACACAACCCAATCAATTTCATCATCAACATTCGCATCCCAACAGTTTGGTATCCGGAGTTTTTTATATTAATGCGGATAAAGATAATGATAAGATTATATTTTATAGATCTACTAACCCACAAATTAAACCACGACTATCATCCTTTAACCCCTATAATTCTGACTGTTGGTTTTTTCACGTAAGAACAAACGATCTTGTTTTATTTCCTTCTACACTAACTCATGCCGTAGAGCAAAAAACACGCACCGATACAAGAGTAAGTTTAGCCTTTAATGTTTTTGTGAAAGGACTACTAGGGCATGACACTCACTTAACGCAATTAAAGATATGAAAAAAAATATAGAAGATTATGCTGTGGTTTACTCAGGTTTTTTAAGTAAAGATGTATGTAAACAAACACTTAAAGAATTGAAAAAAGCAAATTGGCAACAACATACCTTTTATAATCCCAAGAGCGATGTAAATTTTGCAAGGTCTGGCAAACATGAATTGTCTGTGAGTTATGCTGAAGAAATTTCCACTCGGGCAGCAATGATGGATGCAAGTTGGAAGGTTATTAGTAAATACGTTCTGGAAGATTTAAAATTTCCTTGGTATGGTGGCTGGAATGGTTTTACTCCTGTGCGCTTTAATAAATATTCATTGCGTACTAAAATGGCGGAACATTGTGATCATATTCACTCTATCTTTGATGGTAAACTTAGAGGAATTCCAGTATTAAGTATTGTTGGGGCTTTAAATGAAAATTATACAGGAGGGGAATTGATAATGTTTAAAGATAAAGAAATAAAATTAAAAACAGGTGATATATTAATTTTTCCATCTAATTTTATGTATCCCCATAGAGTGGAGCCCGTGAAAAAAGGAATTAGATTTTCATTTGTTTCTTGGGTATATTAGTTTCATGCGGAGATATGAATGTTAAATTTGTTAAAGAATATTTGTCAAATGTGAGATGGAATTTAGATAATAATCAATGGCAAGTTTCTGGAATGATAGACAGAGTATCTAATGAACATTTAAAATTTGACATACGTTTTTTAAAAGATTTTCCAAAGGATAAAAAAGGTAAATTAATAAAGTTCCATGCGCGAGCAGATAAGGTACTGTTTGAAAATGACAAAGAATGGATTTTAATAGACACCCAAGAACTGATGAAATATATAAAAAAGCATAAGTTAAAAGAGGTAAGACTAGAAGAGCTGTTACCAAACGTAGAGTGGACTATTGTCCTTCCTAAAAAATCCTGATATGAGTTCTTTAGGCAGGAGGACCCCACCGTTCTCCTGCTTTTTGATTGATCCCTTATCAATGATATAGTATACAATCCTGAGAGGCTAACTATGCTACAAAAAGTTAATTTTTTACCCGGATTCAACAAACAAGTGACCCCTACCGGAGCTGAGGCTCAGTGGACAGGGGGAGATTATGTCCGTTTTAGATATGGCACACCCGAAAAACTAGGTGGCTGGGATCAATTAGGCGGGGATAATTTAACTGGAGCTGGAAGAGCCCTTCACCATTTTGATGACAACGCAGGAATTAAATATGCTGCGATTGGCACTAACCGAATTTTATACATCTATTCAGGTGGACAATATTACGATATTCATCCTATCAGGAATACGATTGCGGGTTGTGATTTTTCTACAACGAACACAGAACGATCAGTTACCATAACGTTTCCTTCTGTGCATAACATGTCAGAAGATGACATTGTTTTATTAGATAATGTCACCGCGCCTCCGGGTTCAGGCTACACCGATGCAGATTTTGAAGATAAAAAATTTATGGCTACGTCCATTCCTACAGCAACAAGTATTACGGTTACCATGGATGATGCTGCCACAGGAACCACGACTAATGTAGGAAGTGCACGAGCTCAAACTTATTATACAGTCGGACCCGCACAAGAACTTGGCGGTTTCGGTTTTGGTACAGGACAATGGTCAGGAACAGCATCTGGTCCAGCGACAACAACTTTAGTAACAACTATTGCATCCGATCTTGCAGTCACAACTGTAGTCTTAACCAGTTCCGCAGCGTTTCCTTCTTCAGGAACCATTAGAATAGGGACAGAGGATATTGGTTTTACCGCAAATGATACAGCCACAGGAACTTTAACTGGTGGTCCAAGAGCGGACAATGGAACAACCCTCGCTGAACATACAGCAGGTGCAACCATTACTAATATTTCAAGTTATGTTGGCTGGGGCGACTCTTCTACGGAAGAAGTAACCCTTGAACCGGGTCTATGGGTTCTAGATAATTATGGAACTACACTCATTGCTCTTATTTATAATGGTAAATGTTTTCAATGGGACTCAACAATTTCTAATGCAACGGCGACACGAGCCACAGTTGTTACAGGAGCGCCCACAGCTTCAAGACACGTGCTCGTATCTCCTGTAGATCGACACTTAATTTTTTTAGGAACTGAAACCACAATTGGTACACCGGGTACTCAAGATGACATGTTTATAAGATGGTCTGATCAGGAAAGTACCAGCGACTATACTCCTTCAGCAACCAATACGGCAGGAACTCAACGGTTAGCGAATGGCTCTAAAATTATGGGCTCTATTCGAGGCCGGGATGCTATTTATATTTGGACAGACGCAGCCATCTTTTTGATGCGTTTCGTTGGTCAACCCTTTACCTTTTCTTTCGAACAAGTTGGAACTAACTGTGGACTCATTGGTAAGAATGCCTGCATGGAAGTGGATGGTACCGCTTTCTGGATGTCAGAAAATGGTTTCTTTCAATACGCAGGTCAACTTCAATCGATGCCTTGTCTCGTTGAAGATTACGTTTTTGATGATCTCAACAGTACGTCTAGAAATCTGATTAATTGTGGTTTGAACAATCTTTTTGGAGAAGTGAGCTGGTATTATTGTAGCAGTGATTCTAATGTTGTCGATCGGGTAGTTACTTATAATTATTTAGAATCCGTGATGCTTAAGAAGCCCATATGGTACACAGGCTCTTTGGCAAGAACAGCGTGGGAAGATTCTTCCATCTATGATAAGCCCCATGCTTGTTATTATGACAACGCTGATGACGTTTCATTTGATGTCGTGGGCAATACGGATGGTATTACCATCTACTATGAACACGAAACAGGGACCGATCAAGTTAATGCAGGAGGAGTAGTAACCGCTGTCCTAGCTACCATTACTTCAGGAGACTTTGATATTACCCAAAAAAGAGCGGCACAAGGACAGCTTTTAGGGGCCCCCGACATGAGAGGAGATGGAGAATACATTATGAAGATCCGAAGATTCATTCCTGATTTTCTTACTCAGACGGGTGACACTCGAGTTACTTTAATGCTTCGAGATTTTCCTAATGATACAGCGGCAAGTTCTTCACTAGGACCCTTTACAATCACTAGCTCCACTGGTAAGGTGGACACGCGCGCAAGAGCAAGAGCGATTGCGCTTAAAATAGAGAACACAGCGGTCTCTCAGGACTGGAAACTGGGAACCTTTAGACTGGACATACAACCAGACGGGAGAAGATAATGGCAATATACGATCAAAATTGGGACATCAATAGTTATAACAAAGCGTACGGCAATAATAATCTGGATACACAATTTCAAGGTGAAGGCGACATCATGAAGTATATGGATCAGGATTATAATTATCGTCCCCCTAATTCTTTTTTACCTTCAGGTGTTGGAAGCTTTTAT